CGTGATGATGACGATGACGAGGAGCGAAGCAAAAGCTATCCAAGCAGAACAAGCTGGGGAGCAGCCTTCTCACTAGCTGAGAAGTTCGGTTTTCTCTTTCAGCGTAAGTACTTCATCGCAGCCTACGACTACTGGTGGGGCTATTCGTCGGCGCAGATTGACCTCATGGTTGCAGACCAGCCTCTTGTCGTCTATCCTAAGACGAAGAAGGAAGGTGGTCCGAATAAGCACACCAAGAAGGAGATGGATGACCTCTACGACAGATGGATGGAGAAAAAGAAGAATGAGGGAAGCCTCGTTGGCAAGAAGATAAGTCTTGCGGATTACTTAAACAATAAACTCTAATTTTAAAATATTCAGGATATGGCAGGTGGAAATTTAGGTGACTTGTGGTTTGACTTAAACATTAAAGACAGCAATGTTAGGTCAAAACTGAAAGAAATTTCAGAAGCACTTTCGGAGTTGGATCTAAAAACTGAGTCCGGAAGAAAGTCTGCTGAGAAGTTATTTAAGAACTTTAATAGAGAGAATAGCAAAGAAATCGCTGAGGATTTTAAAAATATAGCGGCCCAAATGGGCATTCAGGCTCAGGAAACTGCAAATCTCAGCAAAAGACTGAAGGAGTTATCGGAACTAAAAGCTGACATTCTTCGTAGAGACAAGGAACAATCCGAGCACGGTAACTTTGTTGCGATGAAAAATGAAGCGCAGGCAGCACTTGATTTAACAAATAGATACAATGAACTTGCCAAGTTAAAAGAAGATATCTTAAGACGCGACAAGGAAATGGAAGCTCAAGGGGCTTTCGTGACGCTTGTTAACGAATCGAAACAGGCGCAGGAACTTAATGAGCGTTACAGGGAAATGCAGCAACTGAAATCCGCGATTTTGGAGCGAGACAGACAGTCAACCGAGCACGGTAACTTTGTTGCGATGAAAAATGAAGCGCAGGCTGCACAGGAGTTAGCTGTCAGGGAAAGAGAACTCGCTGAGTTGCGAAATGCCATCGTACGCCGTAATGAAGAAATGATTGCTGCCGAAAATAGGCTAAGAGAAGCGACGGAGCGAACTAACCAGGCTAGAAGAGAAGCAATTTCTGTATCTAGGAAACAGGCAGAATCCCTTGTACGTGATAGAGTTAAGGAACTTGAAGCACAAAGACAACAGATCCAAGGTTTATTTGGAAGTGGAAAGAATGTATTAAGTACGCAAGAGTTAATGCAACTTCAACAGGCATTCTCGCAAATTACGAAAGAGCTTAATACATTGCGCAGTGCGATGAATAATCTTGGTAGTTATTCTATCAAAGATTTATTCTCTATAGGCAGAGGAACAAGCGAATATACTCCACTGATAAACAGTATGCGAACTGTAATTGATCAAAAACAGGAAGCGATAAACCTTGAGCGAAAACATCAAGAAGAGATAACGAGAACGGCTGCAAAGGCACGAAACGACCTTGCAGCAGCATTCGCCGGAGCAAACGCTGAAGCGAAGAAGATGCAATCCATAGTCGGAGACATCAAGTCTCTCTTCTTACAGGGAGGTATTGTCTTTGGCGCGCAGCAATTCTTTAATTCAATCGTACAGACCGGTGGTGAGATTGTTCAGCAGCATGTAGCATTGCGCTCCATCCTCGGTGATGTACAGAAGGCTGATGAGCTCTTCGCTCAGACACAGCAGCTTGCGTTGCAGTCTCCATTCAAGTTTGGAGAGCTGAACAGAGATGTTAAACAGTTGGCTGCATTCGGAGTCGAGGCAAATGACTTGTATGATACCACAAAGCGACTTGCGGATATTGCATCTGGTCTTGGTGTAGACTTCGGACGATTGGGTTTGGCATTCGGCCAGGTTAAGGCTCGTTCTTGGCTCGATGGTAAGGAGTTGCGCCAGTTTGCTTACGCAGGACTTCCTCTCTTGCAGAAGATAACGGAATTATATAATTCTGAAGGCAAGAACGGGCGTAAGAATTACACCCAAGCAGACGTCAAGAAGATGATATCTGGAAGGCAGGTAAGCTTCGAGGATGTTCAGAAGGTACTGTGGAAAATGACTGATGAGGGTGGCCAGTTCTACAATATGCAGCTCGTGTTGTCCGAAACACTGCTTGGCCGCTGGAATAAGCTTATCGACGCGTGGGATATTATGCTCGGTAAATTTGCAGAAGGAAAGAATGTCATAGGCGGTACGTTCTCGTTCATTATCAACCGAGTAACAGACTTGGTTTTGGCATTGGATAAGCTATCACCTGCAATGTTATCTTTCGGAGCTATATTTGCTGCAAGGAAACTCGGACTGATGGCTTCCGGTAAGCTCGGGTTAGGCTCAATAAACAAGAACTACACTCAGCAGATGAACGCTCAGCTGAGGACTTACGCTATCGAACAGCAGCAACTTGTCACAGAAGGTAAGATTACTCAACAGAAGGCGTTGCAGAATGTACAGGCAAGGGCATACTTGCTGTCTGATACCGCTTCAAGGGCGAATGCTATGTCGCGTCTTGCGCTTGAAGGTAAGATGTCTGTACTTCAGATGCAGAAAGCTGTCAAGGAAGGCCTTGTTACAAAAGAACTTATCAGGCAGCTTGCTGTGATGGGACAGATTACAGCAAGACAGGAGCAGATTATACTCGGAGGAACACGATTTGCCGCCGTAATGAATATGGGTATCTCTAAGATAGGTGGGGGAATTAAGTCTCTCTTTACTATGCTTGGCGGATGGTGGGGACTTGCTATCGGGGCAGCTGTTCAGATATTCTCCAGCTATAGCAGTGATATGGATAGAATTTCCGAGAATGCGAAGGGATTCAGGGATTCGGCATATAACAAGAAGAAGGGTTACGAAGATGAACTCGCGAACGAGAAGCCTACAAACAGTGCTGACTTGCAGCAGCGGGTAAACTCGATGAAGGAACTCCTTCAAAATAGCGGAGATTATACCCAAACTATAGAAGATCAAATTGCAAGGGCGAAGAATCTTAACGAGCAGTATGATATTCTCAATAAGGGAATAGTTGCCGCTCGTGATAACTCACAGCAGGAAGCAAACGACTCGGATGTTGTTGCTGGAGCACTTGGAGCTTCAGGTGGTTGGGGTTCCGGTAATCCTTTTGCTGACACACTAGAGGATGCTGTCGAAGACCTCAACGAGGCGGTTATCAAGTATCAGACACTTCTGTCTGGACTTGATGAAGAGACGAAATCGAGAATGGATAGCGTTGCTAATCAATTTCTGAAACCAGAGGAAAGAACCATGTCTCTCGATGAGAAGATTCGTATTCTTGCAGAAAGAGGAGGCGCAAACTGGGATTCTTTCGTTTTGAAGTCAAGTAACGGAAGCAATGATATTGCAAATAGCATTTACAAAATAGGAATAAGGGCCAACAAGGTTAGTGACCAGATAAATGAAATCGCTAAGAAGAATATTCCTAGAATCATTAACTTCCTTAAGAAGTCATTCAACCTGTTCGGCGTAGATTTCTCGAAGTGGTGCAACAGGAATTCTTCACGCTTTGCGAGCATGATAGAAAGAATGCTCGATGCGTGCAAGGTGAATGTTCCTCAGATTCGTGAGTACTTGAAGTCTATCTTCTATCAGGAGGCTGGTGCAAAGCAACCTAAGAAAGCTGGCGGCGGTAAGGTCGAGAAACCAAAGACGCCTATGCAGCAAAGAGTCCGCAGAAATTTATCCAAGACAGGAAAGAGTAAAGAGAGGGTAGAAGCACAGGCGACTATGCTCGATTCTTATCTTGACGAAACTTCCGACTACAATACGGATAATAACCTGCAAACAGAGTTGCAAAATAGGTATAACGAGTATAAGAACCGCGAGAATAAGTTCAAACGTGGCAAGATATCTAAGGCACTTCGAGATGAGGCTTGGGAAAGCTACAATAGCTTGAATCAGGCGGCATGGGAAGGTCTCGGCTATAAATTCTATCCGCAAGACAAAAAGTCCAATAAGGTTCCGAAAGGGAAAAATAGAAATTCAGGTCGCAAAGAAGATATAGAGCTCAAGCGTTTGCAGGAGCGTCTAAGCAGTCTTAAGTCTGCAAGGCAGATGTACCAGAAGTACAAGAGCATAATGTCTGATGAAGAGGCAAAGAAGAAGACTTACAATCTCTTCCCAGAGGTTACCGGTCTTAATCTTGACGACTATCAGAAGGCTGTCCATTCTCTCCTTGAAGGATTCAGCATAAATACCACAGAGAGAAAGAAGTTCCAGACTTCCATCTATCGTGAGGTTGCTGAGTGGCTCTTCGATGAGAAAGACAAGAAGGAGTACGAGAGAAAGGCAGCTGACTTCAATGAGTCCATGAACAAGCTGTCAGAACGTTGGGATTTGTACAAGAGTCTTCTCGAAAAGACAGGCAGCAAGTTCTTTGCTGAGTCCGCATGGATTGACGCTTTTCAGATTGATGACAAGACTCAATCTCTTATGGACGAGTATTATGCTCACTACCATGAGATATTTAATCTTCAGAACTCTCTCAATATGACGGATGGTGAAGCTAAGGCAAAGCTTAAGCTGCCAAATCAGTACGAAGAGTGGAAGAAGATTACAGAACTACTCCGTGGTAATTACGTTAAGTCTTTGCAGGATGCTGCCGACATCATCGAGAAGACGGAAGATTATGAGGATAAAATCTTAAAGATAAGGGAGAGATACAACGAACTTATCAGCAAGACGAATGATCCTGGTATTAAGGCAAGGTACGAGATTCAGAGAGACAAGGAGATTGGTCAGGTTAAACTTGACAAGTTCAAGAACTCTTCTGATTATCTCAACTTCTACGGAGCCATCGTGTCTCTCGGTATGGATAAGGCTCAGACTATCGGAGCAAGAATCAGGCAGAATATCAATGAGGCTCTACAAAGCGGAGCCATTGATGCTAGAGAGTACGCCAAGGAAATCAAGCAGCTTGATGAGCAGTTGTCGAAGCTGACGAGTCCAAAGAAGACTTTCCTCAATGGAGGTCTAAAGGGAATGGCCGAGCAGAAGATTTCTGATGCCAGCGAGCAGATGACCATCGCAGCAAGTAAAATTGCTGAAGGAAAGAAGGTTCGTGAACTTGGTCTCAAAATGGGAGACGAAAACTTCATCAAGCGTGGTGACAGCATGATTGCCAGCGGAAAGGCTATGATGAAAGCTGCTGAGATTCTGTTTAAGGATGGAACAAAAGCAAAGGAGTCTCTTGATAAGTTTGCTAACGTAGTAAGCATTATCGACCAGAATGTACAGGGAATGTTCGAGGCGTTCAACGACATCAAGGAGACAGCTTCTCTTCTCGGCGTTGATACCGAGTCTGACGGATGGCAGGACGCTTCTGCCTTCTTCGAGACATTCTCCGGCATGTCAAGTTCACTGTCAAAGGTGGTAACAAGCGCAGAGTCCGGCAACGTTGGTGGAATCCTTGCCGGTGTCACCGGCATATTTACCTCACCTATCAAGGCGTTTGCAAAGGCTCATGATGCCAAGCTCGACAGACAGATAAAGCTTGCAGAGAGACAGCTGAATGAATTGAAGAACCTATCTAGCAATATCAGTTCTGTTATCGAAAAGACGCTCGGTGGAATCTATTCTTACGAGAGATCTTCAGATACGACTAAAAAGCTCAACGATGTCAAGAATGACTATAAGGCTTGGGATGCTTTTTCTAAGACTGATACGGGCAAGGATTTCTTCGGTGGCAAGAACTTGAGCCACTACAGCAAGGAGACCTATGATGCTGTGATGAAGACAGAGACGAATCCTTCCGCATACGCAGATCAGCTCGCCCTACTCCACGCTCAGGAAGACGAGTTGAGAAAGCAGAGACAAGCTGAGGAGGATAAGAAAAAGACGGACAAGGATAAGATTGCCGACTACGATCAGCAAATCAAGGAGATGCAGTTGCAGATTAAGACGTTCGCTCAGGACTTCCTGAAAGACGTTTACTCTATCGATATGAAGAGCTGGGGAAATCAGCTGACTGATACTGTTGTGAGCGCATGGACTAAGGGGGAAGATGCGGTTGAGGCTTACAAGAATAAGGTCAAGGAAATGGTTCGCGAAGTTACGAAGAATATTGTATCTCAGAAAATCATGGAGAAAGCACTTGAAAAACCTCTCGAATGGCTTACGGGAATCCTTGATGAAAAGGGTAAACTTGATGAGACTGACATGAATGATTTCGCAGACAAGCTCTACCAAGTTGGCGAAAATGTAGCTCCTCAGTTAACCGGTATCTTCGATGCTCTAAAGGAAAAGGGACTTGATTTGAGAGAAAACGGAAGTTCCTCTATGACCAATTCGATTAAGGGCATTAATGAGGAAGAAATCGGCCTTCTCGCATCGTACCTTAATTCCATCAGATTATATTGTGCAGAAGACAATGCAAATCTCAAGCAGCTGACGGAATTAACTAAATCTGTTCTACCTGAGATAAGCGTAATCGCAAGGTCTCAGCTTACATCTATAAATCAACTCGTTACGCTTGCTGAGTACAGAAACGGTAGACTTGACGAGATATACAGCTGGATGCGCTCAATCACTAAGGAGACTGGCGCAAGAAGTATAAGGATTAACTAAAAGTAAAAGCTATGTTTGAAAAAAGAAATTTATCAGACAGGATGAAGAACGAGGCGGTTTCACTGGGTCTTTGCGCTCAGTGGACCGCCGAGTGGCATGACAACTCATCCAAACATGAGATGGTCGAGAAGTTTGTTAAGGGAATCGACTTCTGTATCGGAAGAAACTGGCCTTCGACCAAGGATATGAAGAAGTACTTTGGTGATGTCATTCACGATCATGGTGTGTATGTTGACGAGAACGTTGACCTACAAAATCCGAAGGTTGTCATCCTCAATGGAGAGTGCGTAGCAAATATCAGCTATGACTGGATGGACAGTGGAGAGATATACGTAAGACACAGCTCTTCACTTTACCTGAAGGTTAAGGGATTCTCTAGGGTGTTTGTCAATCTGTTAGATGGTGCAGAGCTTCATGTTGAATGCGAAGATACCGCAAAGTGCTTCGTCTACCAATACGGAGGAACAGTCGTGAATGCTACCGGACCAGTCAATATCAGGGACAGACACGATTTTAAGTTCAATTAACGCATATTTATGCGTATATACTTGCATATTTATGCATTATTTTGTATATTTGCAATTATAAAAAGTTGATTTAAGGTATGAAAGATTATTTCAGGATATACATGCAGAAGGAAGGCGATGGGAACGAGGTGAAGGACTCCATCGCCGACTTCGGTATGTATGTTAGCGAGAATTCGTTCAAACCATGCGATGCCGTCAAGGAGCCCATAAAAAGGGAGTGGCACGATGAGCATGGTGATGACGAATATATCGGAAAGGATGGACTTTATATGGCAGCCTACGAGAATAAGGTTAAGTTTATGTTCCACTGTGAGGCTTTCGGCGCTAACGAGAAATGTAAGGCTTTTATTGATTACATCCGCAAGTCAGGCATGATGAAGATGTATTGCGACTTCAATAGAATCGGAAGACAGCATGTAAGACTTAAGGATATTGATCCAATCCTATATAGAGATCCGGATAACGAGGACTTGCTAGCCCTCTCTATTACTTTCAAGTTTAACGACCCTGTTACTGATATCAATCCGATTATGGATGCGCAGGGCAGGATTTCAAATTTAGGATAATACTGACACATGAGTACTTGGAATATTTATCATAAGGATGGCTCGAAGCTGACAGACGTTAACGGAGAGCAGATAACCGTTCATGGATTGGAATACTCTGATTCCTGGATGGGTGAGTGTTTTTTGACTATCAGCTTCAAGCATGAAGTGCCTATCAACTTTCAGATAGGCGACTATATTGTCTATCGTGGCGAGCGGTTTGAGCTCAACTACGAGCCGGGCAAGGATAAGCAGGCAAGACCTGACACCTACGGCGAGGGCTTCGTTTATGACAGCGTAAAGTTCAACGCATTGCAGGATGAGCTTTCTAGGGCTGAGTTCCTCGATGTGGTATTGAATGACAACGAACTCCACTACACCGCCCTACCGAAATTTCCATTCTACGTACAGACTCTGGACGATTTGCTTGACAGGATTCAGGCGAACCTCGACGAGCAGATTGGTAAGGGTCTTTGGAAGATTTACTCCAGGAACATGGAGCGTTCCGTGCAGCGTGGTGCCCTGGAAAGCGAGTGGATGTCAATGTACGGCGAAGGAACAAGCGATAACGTCATCGAATCGATGTCTATCACAGTGGATTCACAGACCTGTTGGCAGGCCCTTGCGCTTGTGAACGAGAAGTGGAACATAAACTTCATCGTCAGAGGAAGAAACGTATATGTCGGTACTACCGGAATACAGGCAAACCATATCTTCAAGTACGGACTCGGCAATGGACTCTATGAGATTGTTCAGAACGCTGATTCCGACCAGAGTGTCGTTACGAGACTGAGAGCTTATGGTTCGGAGAAGAATCTCCCTTCTCATTACTATGCGGACCTCGGTGTCAAGTACGTGGCGAATATCACGAAAGTGGTTACAGCTAGCACAAATGTTGAGCTTGAACTGGATATCGATTATATCGAGACGTATTTTAAGAATAAGAGAAAGTACGTTGTTTCCGGCGAGTCACAGGAGCAGTCTTTTGGTTGGGTTCTTCAGGTAACATTCGATTTCCAAACTATCATTACGGGTTATGTGACACAGGCGTACAACTCTAACAAATGCAGATTCTACTCTGAGCTAAAAGGAACTCAGGTTGATAGCGGAGATGAGGAATCAAAGGAGAAGCTGGATGCGTTCATTGCACAGATTAAGGCAGGAAACACGAAGATGTATATCACATCCGGCCTCAACAAGAAGATCGTTCCTTCGTCCATGAAGGAATATGCAGAGAATCTCCCGAACAATATGTCAATCAACAGGCTTATGCTGCCAGGATTTCCTCATGTATCGCTGAGTGACTTCTATGATTCGCTAACAGAAACAGATAAAAAGTATGTGAACCCTACCGGGAAGCAACACAGATTCTCTACTGACCCGCATAGACCATATATCGACTCTGTTAATATCGACCAGATTGGACTCCGTTCGGCGTCACAGTTCTTTGATACTGACGACAAGACGAATGGAGTTATTGAAATCTATCCTACTATCGAGGAAATGGAAATCGGTGGCGTGCGTGTGGATGAGATTGATGAGGGTATTGCTCCTGATGATGACGGAAGATTTGGCGACAATGAAACAGTAAGGAATGTTGATATATACCTCAATAAGGCTATCGACTTCGATATCAACGACCTTAAGGATGATGACTTCTCTATCTCTATGAAGGATGGTATGTGCGGCGGACGAACATTCAAAGTGGCATCCTCAACCAAGGTTGATGGAAGGTGGAGACTCACTATAGAAAGAGTGAAGGATGATGCCCTCGAGCTTTGGTTCCCATACAGGGATTACCCTATCAAGAAAGGAGACCATTTCGTCCTTACAGGCATCACGCTTCCTGATTCGTATGTAAATGCTGCATCGCTGAAACTTCTCAAATACGCAATAGCGTATCTTGATAAGAACGACTATACAAGATATGTCTACCAGCCAAAGGTTGATGAGCTTTTCATGGCAAGACAGCATGACCAGGCCAAAGAGGATACGACCGGAGCTATCAAGAGTCTTCATGACACGCTCAAAGCCGGAGACCTGATGGAGTTCGAAGATACGGATCTTAGGATTGGCGGTGTAATATCCATAGACCAGCTCACGATCAAGGAAGAAGATGGCAAGATTCCTACCTACGATATAACTCTTCGCGAGGATAAGGAGGTCGGAACTATCCAGAAGATGCAGCAGCAGATTTCGTCGCTTCAAAGCGGAAATGGAGGAACTGGTGCAGGCTTGACAATTACACAAGTCAAGAACCAGGTTGCGGCAGAGGGAAGTAAGTACTTCGTCTCAAGGATAACCGACGACACCGCAAAGGGCACAGTAACTTGGGAGAAGGTACAGAAGCTGCTTAAAGGTTTGGATATTGGTGACGGAAACGGCGCATGGTCGGCTGATGGTACTCTGAGTCTCTTCCGTCTTCTTACCAATAATTTCGACTCTGGTCTTTACGGTCATGGTGCGCAGATTGACGAAAAGGGTGACATGGAGGTGAACAGCATCTATGCTCGTCAGTTTATATCTGCGCCTAAGTTTGTATTCAATGAGATTTCCGTAACCAAGGCAGAGCAGTGGAATACGAACGGATATGGTACAATAGAGAGCGTGGACGTGAAGAATCGTACCATTACCCTTCATCTTGAGGAGAATGATTATGGCTCTTTGCAAGTGGGCGATATTTGTCGTGGTCTCTATGCTGATATTGACAACACATATAGTTCGGATAAGACTGAGGAGGGAGCTTTGGATGATTGTAACTTCGTACAGCACAAGGGCTTCTTCTCTACCTATTTCTACGTGAGTCATATCATCACGAATGAGAAGGGTAAGTTCGTCTTCCAGTACGGCAAGAGAAGTTCAGTGACTCCTGACCCTTGCGCCTATATGGACTTTGCCCAATACGGTAGCTTCACCGATGACAAACGACAGAGCAGCATGTATTTCTCGTCTCGCGGTAACAGCTATATCGAGGTATTGGATGGAGTCAGCACATGGGAGGTGCAGTCTCAGAACCGTGTAGCTAGATACGGCTGGCTGGGCGGTCTGGCACTTGTCAAGAAGGATGGCTCTATCGTGCGACCTGAAGGCAACGGTATCTACGTTCAGGATAATATCTACTTTGGCGGCAACATCAACTATCTGCAAGGTCTTTCGGGATTGGATGACTTGCGTGAGGAGGCAAAGGCTTACGATGTAAGTCTTTCGCAGTATCAGAGTGTCATCACGGTAGATGACATGGGCAATGTCATCAACGGTCTCTACACTGAGGACGAGGCGAAGACTACCAAGCAATACCGTATCTCTACGGCTGTATTCGTGCGCAAGGGAATGGATATATTGCTTGAAGAGGATGACAATACTGAGGACGTAACAGCAGGACATTATCGTGTACATGCCGTGAGCGAAGATTGTGAGGTGATGGTACAGAACTCTACCATCTTTGTTACTGCTATCCGCAATATCAAGGACGGAGTGGCAGGAACTAATGACGATGCAAACTTCAATTATGACGCAATGCGCAAGGCTACGGATGCAATGGTAACGATTGTGGTAGAGTTGGAAGGCAAGACCTCAAAGATGGTGCAGATGCCTATCCGCATTCAGCACGACACGCTCCCATTCATGGTGTGCGACCTCAGTAACGAGAGTGCATCGGTGGCATGGAATACCAAGACAGCAAAGTACATCGGCTTGCCTATCAAGACTAAGGTGTCACTTCTGTATCACAATGAGCCATGGGCGATTTCCTCGCTTAATATCTCTAAGGTAGCAGGTTTAAAGACCTCAAAGACCAATGAGGGCAAAGCGGAGGTAATAACTATTGATGCGGATAACCTTACCGACGATACCCTCGCTCAGGTAACGAAGATGAACATTACGGTTGTTGGAAGATACG